TGAAGATCCATTAGATCTTTAGCAGTATCACCAGTTGTTTTGATCAATTGCCCAACGACTTCATAAGCACGAGGACTGTCACTTGCAAGTGCAACATTTAACATACCCTCCAATGCTCTTTGACTGGTGTCAATCAATTCATTCAGTTTATTGCGAGCAACATTGTAATCATCTTCAATGTCATTACCTGTTGATTCAATAACTGCTGGGACTGCAGATGTAGTCGTAGTTGCTGGGAGAATCTCCACTTCAATTACTTCAACTGGTTCTGGGATCTTTGTTGTTTCGGTTCCAAAAAGATCGTCAAGATCTTGATAGTTACCCTTGTTCGAAAAATTCATCGAATTGCTCCACATAATCCCAGTCATCAGTTACTGCAGCAGTATCTGGATTTGTTGTTACTTGATATTTTTGTTGATAAGTAGGTTGTTCAATATCCGTATATGTATTCGCGATTGCGCTTCGAATAATTCCTTGCTGCTCGACTGGACCATATAGGTTTAATCCGAGCGTAAAGTTTAGCGTCCACACAATCGAACGTCTTTGCATGTAATCACCAGCATAGTCGTCTTCATAATTGATGGAATCAAGAACTATCTGAAGATCTCTTTTTATCCCCATCGATGGAATGTCAGTTATGGTGACACAGAAGTCAGGATTGAAGAACGGAATTATTTGCTCGACAATCTGCAGCGCATCATCTTGATTCTTTGCCATTGCATACAACGAAATATTCATGTCATATGGTGTGCTTGTAAATTGAGATCGCAGCATGTTAGGATCATCGCCCTGACCGATTGCTACATTCTTAGTAAGCAAGTTAATCTTTCTCGCAGGATTATATTGTAATCCCGTAATCTCAAATCCCATTCGCGGGAGTATGATTGCAGTAGACTGTGTAGTAGTTGTTGGGACTTCTGCGATACGAGCGAGAAATTTATTTTTTGGTGAATATGCTAATGGAACACGGACAGATTGCACGACTTCTTCATCAGAATTATATCTCTTAACAGAAATCTGATTGAAGATCGTACCGAAAGCAATGATTGCTTTTCTGATATGTTGATGATAAAAGTGTTGACGTAAAAACATTATGCTCTTTTCTGTACCTCACCGAATGGATTGAATGCGGTGAAGTCTAGAATACCTTCTGCTTCTACCTCGAATTCATCATTGTCTGATTGTGGATCTGTATCTGCAGTTGCATATATCTCGAGGATAATTGAATCATCGTTAGAGTTTAGAACAAAGTCCCCTGACTCTTGAAGTAGTTGGAATCTGTAAACATCTTGATTTGATGCGTCAGTGATTGAATCAATTTCATCGATCCCTGTATCAATTCTTTCAGAACTGAATTCAAAGACATCACATTGCAGTTTATATGTGTAGATCTTGCCGAGTTGATAGAATGGATTTAAGAAGTCAACATACTTGATTACGAAAAATGTTTTGGTTTTCGAGAAGTAAAGTAGATCGCCTTCTGCTGGTCTCCCTGGTAATTCTAGTACTGCATTCTGAGCAACACCTTCTTCCCAACGTCTTTTCGCAACTACGAATGTTGCTGAAGATCTAAACTCGAATCCGAACTTAGTAAACAGTTCGCCTTCGCCTTCGAATCCTTGAACATTCTCAAGATACATTTCGAGAGGATATGCCTGATCAAAATACTGAAGTGCATCTTCGCCTAGGATACCATCTAGATTACCAGTTTGTCTTGGTAGATAGTAAACATCATGTCCGTAGATCTTCAAACTTTCAATGACAAGATCTTCCACCAAACGTTGTTCGTTTGTGGTTCCAGATGTATTACCAGATTGAAAATAGAAGTTCGTTGGCATGTCTTATCCAACCATGAAGTCTATTGGCAACTCTGACTTCAATTGCATTTCGTTTTCGATTGTCGCGATTTCTTCGACTGCTTCTTCGTAGATCTCTCTGCCATTTAGAATTACACCCCCAGGAAGTTGGATCCCACCAAACTTCTTCATGTTCTCACCCCATTGACGTTTGATCAATGCAGTCGAATAACGTTTCAGGAACATGTCATCATAGACTTGTGTGTATGTTGTTGGGTCTAGGATACGATAGCATTCAACGACAATAAAATCATCAGGATTTAATACTTCTTCCCAATTCATGTCAATATACATCTTGTCCATTTTACGATTGTATTTGAATGAACGATCGCCAACTAGAAGCATGTCAAGCATTGACAGATGCTGTTGAACTTGCGTATAATAAACCATGTCAGCAGACAGCAAGTTATACATGTCATTAAGACGGAACTGATAGATAAGATCGAACATGTTGTTGCGATTGTTCATACCAGAACTTGGACCATTGACGGGAAGAACACGGATAACACCGATTACCGAATCTGGGAGTGGGAGATAACCGTTCTGAATATCACCTGGAGTGTAGAAACTAGTTGCTGCGAGTGCTCTGCTGAATCCTGAGGTAGATCCTGTTACAGTTTCACCTGTTGTAAACACACCCTTTACGTTTGTTATTCTCGCAGTGGTTCCAGATAATGTGTATAAAATACATGTCGCGCCCGAAGTATTACCGATTAACATCTCGTTGTTTTGAAATGAAGGTGCAGACAACCCCGAGAATTTTAGTTCTGCGGTTGTGACTTTGTGCGTCAGGTAGAGTCTCTCGACACCGTCGAAATGATACTCTTGGAAATACTGTAATGCGTCATCGATGCGATCTTCTACTTGATCATCGTCCACATTAATTTCAATTACTGGAAATCCGAGTCTGCGGAGACAGTAATCTATTAAACCTTGTCTTGAAGAAATTGCCATATCTTGTCCTCTTTGGGACTATTTATAATGTACCCATGTCATAAACTGTAGGATCCACTCCTGCGAGATCACCCAGATCGATTGTTCCTGGAATAGTAAAGAATTCTGGATTATATCCTCCGACCTCAATAATACTTCCATCGGTTTTTTTAGAATACAATACACCGTCTGCGAGATTTACCGCAAGTTCTCCGACTGCAATATCACCGACTGCAGGAATTGCTCCTGTACTTTCACTTCTTTTTAGTTGGATTACTGTTGCCATAATTAATTCAATAAAGTTCCTGCTGAGTTGTAAACATTGATTCGGAAATACGCACTTGAGTTACCATCCAGTAGATCGGCATCTAGACCAGATCCTGTACCATCAACTGTCTTAATTGCATCAAGCATATTAGTTGCGGTAAATGCACCACCCAGAGAAACTGCAGTGCCTGCTAAAGTAATGCTGCTGTTGGTTAGTGATGCGTTACCAATATTTGATAGAGTATTTGATGCACCACTAATTGTCTTGTTGGTAAGAGAATCGGTGGTAGCACGACCGACTAGTGTATCCGTACTTGTTGGTAGAGTTAGTGTACCAGTGTTGACAATGCTGCCAATCACAGGACTGGTAAGTGTCTTGTTAGTTAGAGTTTGAGTTGCGGTAGTACCAACAACTGGAATATAGTTGGTTCCGTCTACTGTATATTCCCAAACATCAGTAGTTTCATTCCATTGAAATACGACATTTGTAGAAGATCCACGCTCAACTTCGATACCAGCATTTTGACTTGGTGTGCTAGTTTCATTACTGTTCAGTAAGATAATATTATCGGCAAGATTAATAGTTTCGGTATTTACTGTGGTTGTAGTTCCAGAAACAGTTAGATTACCACTAACAGTTAAATCATTGAACGTAACGTTAGATCCAGTTCCAACTGCCTGACCAATAGCAACTGCACCATCAGTGATAGTAACACCAGTTCCAGCGCTGATATGAGCGCGAACATCTGTTGCACTTGGACCAGTATAAGTAATTACACCCGTCGAACTGTTATATGCGAGCGATCCATCACCGCCACTATCTGTTACAGATACAGCACCACGGGCAAGAGCATCTGTATATTGAGTAATGGTGGATGAAATTGCGCCACTAGTAATACTAATACCTGTGCTTGCGCTAAATGCATCTCTTGCTCTGGTAGTTGTAAAGTAGAGGTTTGTTGAACCTTCTGTGATTTCGTCAGTGTTATCTTTAGTCTGAATTGCCGAAGTAACATATGCTTCAGTTGCCAGAGGTTTACCACCAGCGGTGGTACCATCATGAACAACTACTGTATCTTTTGTTGTGTCGACTGTGACTTCACCGACAGCACCAGTAAAGGTAGAGTGCTGGACAGTAGTCCCTCTTCTAAGTTGTAAAATCGTTGCCATTTGTATCTCCTAGTCCACCCTATTTAGGTAGTATATGTTC